ATTCACAAAGATTCTTGGCGACTGCACGATCTGTGCCGACGATACTAAATTACTAAGTCAAGAAGACATCTCGTTTACCAAGAGACTCTCCGATTCAAGTCTAGCGGTCGACTCGGGTGTCATTACTCTACAGAACTACGTAAACGGCGTATACTTTTCTTCCGATTATATCGGAACGTCAACAACATTCTAATCAATGATATAAATAAAGTTATATCATTATTAAGTATAATAAGAGGAATTCCTAATCATGAGTAAACCGTTCAGACAAGAGTTTACCAAGGCTCGTGGTGATGTCAGTATTGTTCTTACCGATCGCTTTGGAAATCAGAAAGATCGTAGAGATATTCGTAACCTTGTCGTCGATGTTGGTCTTGAGTTCATTGTTAGTCGTATGGTCGGTACTGATAAAGATGTCATGTCACACATGGCAATCGGTGACGACGACACGACGGCAAATGCGGGTTCGTTTACTGATCTTGGTTCGACTCTCGAGAGTCGCAAACCACTTACGTCAATTCTAATTGAGGATTCCGGGCTTGGCATTAATGATTCAATTCGACATAACGCCGCATGGTTCGAAGGAGAGTCGACCGGCGCGGTTGTCGAGGCCGGTCTTTTTAATGACGGCACCATCGGCCAGGGCGACATGCTTGCAAGAACGACTTTTCCGGTCGTAAATAAGGGCCCGGAGGACATTCTTGCCATCGAGTGGACCATCACTCTTGAACCCGAAGTTTCTTCATCCGGTGCGTAATCGATTATGTTTCTGAATCCTACGACGAACTTTAGATTTCGTAATGCAGCCGAATTCATAGATTTCGTTGCCTCTGGTGACGCGAATCTGTACGCGTTCGTCTCAAGGTCGCAGCCCTGGGAGGACGACACGAATCCTCCTACCGCCGTACTCTCAAGTAAAGAAGAACGCCAGACTTGGGATGACATGATGCTGCTGCGTAGGATCCAACCGACAAGTATTGTTCCAGGCATTCGTAGAATTCCTTGGAGGTCTGGGACAGTTTATCAAGAATACGATGACACCATAGACCTACAAGAAAAGAACTTCTTTGTTTTCACACAGCCTGAGGATAACGTTTACCTTTGTATCGACAACAATAACGGCGCGCCGTCAACATCAAAACCATCCCATAGAGATGAAAACATTGTTGAAGAATCGGACGGATACAAATGGAAATATATGTCCACGATATCAGTATCGTTGTTGAATAAGTTTCTTTTAAACGACTACATACCGTTTGAAAAAAACGAGGAAATTGTTGAGAGTGCGACACCCGGCACAATCGAACACCTTAAGGTACAAAGCTCTGGCAGTGATTATCCCGTCAATGCATCGATAGAAAGTTCTAACGAGATACCTGTTTTTATCGAGGGTAACGGAACGCAGGTTGCAACGGCAGAAGCATCGATCACTACTATTCAGGGTACGATCTCATCGATCAATCTTACATCCGGCGGTAACGATTACTTCTATGGTCCGGGCGTTGAGTTCCCCGTTGCGTTTCGACAAATCACTCCTGATGGCACAATTCAGAACGCGTATGGTATCGCAACGACTAATCTTGATGGTGAAATAGATTCTGTACGAGTGGTGATTCAAGGATCCGGATATCGAACCGGTTCAGTCTCTCTTGTCCAAAGTTCTGGTGAAGGATACGCCGAGACCAACAGTAATGGCAAGATCGTTAAAGCAGAGATGCGCATCGGTAGATTTGGGAATGATTTCTTTAAAGCAACCGGTGTCATTGTTTCTGAGACTGGATCGAATGGTGCAGTTAGACCAATCATTTCACCGGAAGGTGGTTTTGGTGTTAATCAACAAAAGCAGTTGCATGCTCACTACGCGCTGATCTCTCTTGAGGTCGATACGACTGATGTTCTATCGCTGACAACGTTTAATGAGTTTCGCCGAATCGGTCTTATATCGGATCCTCTTGAATACTCGCTAGATTCTTTGCAGTCTGACGGTTCGGTTGATTCAGACGGCGGAAACGTATATGACTCCTCTGGAGAAATGGCCGGAACTCCACTTTCGGCAACCACTGCTGACGCCAAACACCGTGTTGTACTATCGGGTTCGAACGCCGGATTCCAAGAAAATGAAACAATCGTCGGAGAGACGTCCGGTGCGATAGGACGCAACACAGTTCGATTCGGTTCAAACTCGCTCAGATTCTCGATTGATGATTCTTTCTTGAGTACAGACGATATTGAGTTTATCATCGGCGAACAGATTCGTGGACTCTCATCAGGTGCCCTAGGCACGGTGTCAGACTTCACTCGGCCCGACGTAGAGAAGTACTCTGGTGAGATCTTTCATATAAATAATATTGAACCAATTATTCGAAACGATGATCAAAAAATTCTTATTACATTTGTTTTGAAATACTAGGGAACACTAAAGAATGTCGATAGATCTAAACTTTAATAGAGAACCGTATTTTGACGATTATGATCCAGAAAAGGGTTATTATAAAATACTCTTTCGTCCCGGATTTGCGGTTCAAACCAGAGAACTTACTCAGCTGCAGACCACTCTTCAGGAACAAGTCGACCGATTCGGACGACATATATTCCGTGATGGCGCTTTAGCTCTTGGTGGTTCTTTTGACATTGAGACAGACGTTCGTCATATCAAGGTATCTGGCCTTCCAAGTATTGAAGCATATCAACAGCTTATAAGCACAAACGTCATAGGTCAAACGACAGGTCTTCGAGCTTATATCATCGACGGCGAACTCGATGAAGAGACTAACGATTTCGTCTACATTGTCAGGTATCGTTCGTCCAATGAAAACGACGATCGTGAGTTTGGTGCAAACGAGGTATTGACGAACGATGATCTTAATGTATCGGTCACGACCGACTCGACTGATCCTGTTGGACCAGCCTCTATATTTTCTATTTCAGAGGGTGTTGTCTTTTCATCTGGATTCTTTGTATCGTTTGGATTTCAGCGCATCATTCTTGACAAGTTCTCAGATACACCAACATTTTCTATCGGTTTGAATGTAGCTGAGTCAATCGTTGACTCAGTCGTAGATCAGTCGCTTCTTGATAACGCTGCAGGTACGACTAACTTTACTGCGCCCGGTGCGGATAGATTTGCTATCCAAGCAAATCTTATAAAGGTACCTCTTGATCAGTCGGGCGATACTCCCGATACTTATTCAGAACTCGCAGTCATCGAAAACGGCGATCTTATCGAATCAGTTGAGCGCACCGAATATGCGCGGATCTACGATGAACTTGCTAAACGAACGTACGATCAGGCCGGTGACTTTTATGTAAGCGGCCTTGGAGTTCGTACTCGTGAACATCTTGACACGGGAGTCAACGAAGGTCTTATTCCTTCGACCGGATTAACAAATGAAGAGATCGAGCAACTCTCAAACGAACTGTCACTTGATGTTGAACCGGGTACGGCTTATGTGAAGGGATACGAGATTAATCAACGTGTAACCGAACACGTGATCACCGACAAGGCTATAGACTTCGAATTCGTCGAGGGTCAAGTCGTATCGGCTCGAACCGGAGGATTCATTCCTGTCGCCGAGATCGTTGGTTCACCGCTTCTAAATGAAGGTGCGATCGTTGATCTATATGATACGGCAGAGAATCGAATAACAAACAACACTCGATCCATTGTAGCACCGACCGGTAATAAGATCGGTGAAGCTCGTCTTAAATCGGTTCTCTATGATTCGGGTGATCTGGGTACTGCCGACGGTACACTTAGATTCTATCTCTATGATGTACAGATGACATCGTCGTCGTTCGAGAACGTTCGCGCGATACATTCAGCTGCGACTGATCTGTTTTGTGACGTTGTTCTCTCTTCCTCGGGTAATGCCGAACTTGTAGAAACAATTGATAATCGTCTTCTTTTTGAAATTGGATCCGACAGCACTCGAGAGATTCGAGATCAGGATTCAAATCCGTCGACGACGTTTATCTTTCATCAGTTTGAGAACAAGAATGTCAACTTTAATAACGGCGGCACATTTACGATTCAACTGACTGGTACCAATGAAGCGTTTCCGTATGGATCGGGATTTTTATCGATTAATGAGAAACGTGAGTTTCTTATCTCACTGAGCGCGGACATTGCACTTCCGATGGTCGGAACTGTATCAGGAACATCGGGAGACGACACACTTGTTGGATCGGGCACGTCATTTACTAATTTAACTGTCGGTTCGAGAATTTCTGTTGATGGAGATATCTATTTTATTGAGAGCATTGTCGACGACACTGCTATGACGGTCTCTCCCAATCTTGTATCGAATTACTCAGCGATCTCTTTTTCAAGAGAATTTTATGCTGGCGATCAGATTGATATGACTCAGAAAGGATCGAATGGTAACTTCCGTTCGGTGGAAATTACTACTCCGACAACGGCAGAAGTTAATCTTCAAGAAGTTGATGGTTCGGGATCGGTCTCGGGAGGAGTAAACTACAGAGTCAATGTAAACACCGTTCGAGAGATTCCAAAAATCTTAAGACCCGATCGTTACGTTCTTATCGATTGTTCTACTCTTGCTTCATTGGACGATCCGATTCGTTTAGGTCTTTCTGATATCTTTAAGATCAATGAAGTGAGAAGAAGCAGTTCACCTTTCGTTGATGAAACGGACGGTAGTGACGTAACAAATTCATTTATTGTTGATAGAGGTCAGCGGGACAATCAGTATGATCATGCGTTCTTGATACCTCAGTTACAACTTTCTTCATCCGATTATCTGTTAGTGAGACTCGATCATTTTGTTCCGGACTTTTCGTTTGCGGACTCTCTTGGTTTCTTTTCAGTGGATTCGTATCCGATCGACGACACGCAGGTCACGAATACGACGATCTTTACATATCAGATTCCACGATACACAACATCGGACGGCGAACTTTATAATCTTAGAGATACTCTTGACTTTCGTCCAGTAAAAGAGAACACCGCGGCCGATGCAACAGACATTGCTTCAGCTACGACCAATCCAAGTGACACCACATCATTCTTTGAGTCTGCGTCCGGCGTTAATACTCCTGTGGCCAACTCACGAATGTCTATCGATTACTCTTACTTTTTGGCAAGAAGAGATGTGGTTACTCTTGACCAAGACGGCAACGTAGGAATTGTAAGAGGTGTTCCAGGCGTTCGTCCCGTCACGCCTACAGTATCTGAAAACGTTATGGCAATCGCCAATGTTTTTATCACTCCATTTCCATCGCTCGCCGGTTCGTTTGCACGATCAATCGGCCGAAGAGAGATAGGTTGTCAGACCGATCGTATCTCTCACGTTCGTCATACAATGAGAGACATTCAGGTACTGAAGGAAAGAATCGAGAATCTCGAGACTGTCACTTCGCTTAACTTCCTTGAGAAATCAGCGAGTGATTTGAAAATCGTTGATGAGAACGGTCTTGATAGATTTAAGAACGGTTTTTTTGTTGATAACTTTGCGTCGCACATTCTTGCCGACTCGGCGAATCTTGACTATAAAGTTTCAATCGACAAACGTAATAAGGAACTGCGTCCGTTCTTTGAGATGGATGCGTTTTCATACGAGTATGATGAGAACGAATCGAGCGGAGTACAGGTAACGGGAGATCTTGTCACAGTTCCGTATACAGAAGAAGTTCTTGTTGAACAACCAAGAGTCTCAACAACTCGAAACATTGAACGATCCGTGTTTCGATACAACGGTGAACTTCGTCTATTTCCTCGACACGATACTTGGGTTGATGAAACGACTGTTGATAAGACCGTTCAGTTCGGTGAGGATATATCAGATGAACTAGAAGCATCTGGTATTAATCTTATGAACACCGAGTGGGACTCTTGGCAGACTCACTCAAAAGGTACATCAACATTCACTAAAACTACTCGTGATCGAGTGACTCCAAACGGTATTAAATGGTGGGAAAGGACTTTACAGACAACAACGAAACAACAGGGTAGAATAGGAACGCAGTACGAACTTGGATTTGAACAACAGACCGAACATCTGGGTAACTTTGTTACAGACATATCGGTCATTCCTTACATTCGTCCGCAGGTCATTAAATTATTTGCATCGAGCCTTCTTCCTAATACTCGGATGTATGTATTTTTTGACGGAGAGGACATGTCTGACTTTGTATCTCCGTTCACACCAGACAATACGCTCGAACTATCTCCGATATCCTCTGACTTTAATGATTCGACTCCGCTGCAATCAGAAGGGAGTGTCATTCGAACAGACAAGTTTGGTGTCTTCTATGGTGAACTTAGGCTTCCTGCATCCGGCAAAAGATTCCGCGTGGGTACCAGAGAGGTGGTCTTAACGGACTCTCCGACAAATGATCTAAACGATTATGTCTCTATGTCTGAAAACTACTTTGTTGCTCAGGGGCTTGAGGTTCAAAAACAGAACACAATTCTCTCGACACAGGTTCCTACGGTCGAGCAAAACTCAGTACGCGAGACGCGAACAAAAACCAAGACAAAAGAGATATCAAAACGACCGACGTGTTTGGCGTACTCGTTTCTTGTCGATGTACCAGAAAACGAGGAGGGCGTGTTCCTTACATCGGTTGATGTATTCATACAGTCTCTCGATCCCGAACTGGGTGTCTGGTTTGAGATTCTTGAAATGGATGCGGGCGGAAGCATTACACAGAATCAGGTACCGTTCTCTGAAGTCTTTATGAATCGCGAAGACGAAAGATTGAATACGTCTGAGGACGGCACGGTTCCAACAAACGTTAACTTTGAGTCACCGATATTCCTCTATAATAACGTCCAGTACGCCTTCGTTGTTCACACGGTCGGTATCAACCCTAATACTCGATTCTGGGCCGCACGAATCGGTGACGACGATATTCTAACCGGAGAACCTATTACGTCTCGTCGACTAACGGGTACAACGTTTACAACGAACAATGGTCTTAACTGGGATATCGTTCCGGATCTTGATCTTAAGATTCGATTCAATCGTGCTCAGTTTGCTACCGGTACCGCGTTCGGCACTGCGTCTCTTCGTAACGAGGGATACGAGTTCTTTGATGTTACCGACGAATCAGATGTTTATGACAATATCGGCGAACAGATCGTATCCTCCGACATTCTCACTCTTTCCGATCTCGGAGCAGTGACTGTAGGAGATACCATCGATGGACTCACGTCCAACGCTACAGGTGAGATCGTTGACATTACATCGGATCTTAAGGCTGTAACCACTGGATTTAATTTTGAACAGGGTGAGGAATTTGGTGTAAATGGCGGAGCATCTGCCGGAACGATTACCTCAATTCAGAAGGGTCAAGGGAGAATAGAAAAGTACAATCCTAGTACATCACGACTCTTTATTGACTCGACCAACGGACTGTTTAGAGAGGGTGTTGTTCTTGAGGGTGCTGTATCCGGTATAACCTCAACTCTAAGTAACATAAGTGTGTTTAGTTACGAGACTCATACACTTAAACCGAATCATATTAAGTTTAATAGAACAAATATTGATTTTCTGGGTACAACGGTCAATGCTAATTCACCGTTGGTCTTTGCAGAGTCTGAAACACTTGATCCACACGAGAACGTACAATATCGTACAGAAAAGATCATTCATTCTCACTCAAATGAAAACTTCTTACGTAGCGGTGAACCGTCAAGTAAGATCGATGTAACGATGAGAACGTTCACTGAGTATGTTTCACCGGTGGTGGATTTGTCTCGTGCCCATGCAGTATATGTACACAATATTATCAATGACGATACCGAGGGCGAGGATTCACTCGGATTTCCTAACGGATCCCCTGTATTTGATTCATCAGGCGAGATCGAGGTTAAGAGAGGTGGCAATCTCGAGAACAAGTATATCTCTCGTGTAATTACACTTGCCGAAGGACAGGACGCCGAAGATATTCGTCTTCTTATTAGTGCGTATGTTCCGCCCAACACAAGTGTTCCCGTTTACGTTAAGGCGAAACATCGCGAGGACGGCGAATCACTCGAGGATAAGGAATGGATCGAATTGCAGAGAAACGATGCAGAAGTCTCGTCCATTGTGAATCGTGATGACTTTAGAGAACTTGAGTATGGATTTCCTTCAAGTAATTTAAACTCAGAGGGAGTGTTTACCTACTCCGTAAACGGAGCAACGTTTGAGGGATATAAACAACTTCAGATAAAGATTGGACTTGTGGGTACGAACAGTGCGATTGTGCCACGAGTTAAAGATCTTAGATCGATCTCACTTCAGGTATAGTGTAATGTCAGAAGCATATCAAAAGACTGAAATTACGGGCGTATATAGAGACGCCGATTCCGGTGCATTTGTCAATACCGATATCGAAGCGCTCAAGGGTTATAAGAAAAGAAAACAATCAAACAGGATTGTTAAACGCTTAGATGAAAGACTTGTTCAGGTCGAAAACGAACTTAATAATATTCATTATATGATCGAAAAAATATTGAATAACATCGAAGATAACGACAAGTGACTTTTGGAGAATAAGAAAGAATGAACGAATCAATTAATATACAAGGATTTGTCACGTTCGATATATATGATGTTAATGGTAGACTTCTTCGATCAATAAACAAAAAAAATCTTGTAACTAACGGTGGAAAGAACTATATGGTTCGTCGAATCATCGGTGACGCGTCCGTTGCGTCGGCCGTGATCGCCGATATCGCGGTCGGTGACGGAACAACCGCCGCAACAGAGACGGATACCAGCCTGGAAAATGAAATCGCGCGAGTCGAGATCGACTCGATCTTTGATAACGATAACGAACGTTTGTAACCTCTCTGGAAATCGGTGTCGCGATGGGTACGATCGCAGAGGCGGGACTCTATACCGACGAATCGACTCCGACTCTGGTATCAAGAATCGTTCTTGATACACCGTTCACAAAGAATGCAAACGAGACGATTTTGATTAATTGGCAATTTAAGATCGGCGGAACATCATCGTCGGCGAATGATTACATACAGACTGGCTACGTTCAAGACGGATACATTTAAGGAGTACAAAGAAAGATGGCTATCACACTCAGAATTCAGAAGGGTAGTACCCTTACATATGCGGAACTCGACGGTAACTTTACCGAACTCGATGATCGAGCCGCACTCTCATATACTGCC